CTCCCACAGCAGTAAATTCAGATCCGTTATATATTTCAGCAGAAGTGGTCGTACTGTTAAATCTGATGTCTCCTGTAGCTGGAGAACCAGGTCTCTGACCAGTAGTTCCAACAGGTAATCTCAATGCACCTGTGTAGTTATGAATAACAGTTCCAGTAAATGTCGATCCAGAAAGTTTTGCTAAACCTAAATTTGCCTGTGTTACATCTCCAATCTCAATATATCCATTATTAGCTGCATTTCTCAGCTTCATAAGGTTAGATGTTGTATTAACCGACAACTGGAACGCAACTTGTGTACCACTAGGATCTGCTGATCCACTATTTAAACTCTGTATGGCAGCAAAAACATTATTGAGATCGGTACGAACTGCACTTCCCGTTCCATTATCTATCGTATAGTCTGTGACTTGTGCCATTTAAAAAACTACCTTGTGCATATTCTACCCTCCTTTACCAAATCCGACAGCCTGATAGGTAAAATTTCTATCAACTGAAGCATCTTGGTCATTTTTAAAGTGAACAGTAAAACCCGTTCCAGATACACTAGACACTTCAAAGTAATCTCCTGATTCCATATTCTGAGCATTGATTCCAACAGAGGGTAGATTGGAATTTGCTCCAAGCAAAGAAGAAGTACCAACAAAAAATGGATTGGTAAACGTAACAGCCTTTGCACCTGCTCCGCTTGCAATAACATTACCTTGTTCTGTTCTCCTCTGTAAAGATGCTGTATAACCTAACTGAGAAACTCTAATATCCTGTGCGGTATCATTACTTGTAAGTTTTGCTCTAAATTGAAATCCTCTGCCTTTGTAAGTTCCATTCGCAAAAGTTTGAAAATCAGAATAAGTAGGAGATCCAGATGGATCATCTTGAGTAACTCTTACTAACATTTCAGCATTAACTTCTGTAGCTGTAGCTCCATCAAAATCTGTAATATCATCAATTAATCCTCTTGAATCAAATAAATCTGAAGGATAAAATGCTTCTGTCAAGAAGTGACGTTTGAGATCAAGACTAAATACACCACCTAAATCTAAAGTATCTCCACCAGCAGTTCCTCCAAAATCATAAGTACCTTCAGCAACAACTCCACCAAAGTCATCTAATGAACCAACAGCATCAAAATCTGTAATCGCATCAAATGTACCGCCACCTACTAGGTTTAATGTATTTGTTGTGGCATCAAAAGCAACATTGGTTTTTGTTCCCTGGAACTTAGGACTATCAGTATCTTCTCTTCTTGGATCTACAATTAAAGGAGCTAAATTATCAGGTAAATCAATAATTACACTTGTTTCTCCTGCACAGAATCTACCGCCATCATCTTGAAATTTTAAAATGTACTCACCTTCAAGATGGGGAACTTCCGCAGATGTGGTAGCACCACTAAGAGCTTGAATTAAGTCAGTACTATTAGTAAATGTACCATTACCATTAGTTAG